CGTGTGCCATCCTTCTTAAGCTTGTATGTCTTGCCTTCACCCTTACACGTAGGACACGTGAATGCCTTGGTGCGTTTAATGATACCGCTGTTAGCCTCAACAGCAGCCTTAAACTCCTGTGGTGTATCAACATACTCGTACAGTGCAGCCCACTCTTTCTTGTTTAGCACACGGCGTGAGAACACTACCTGAGATACCTGTTCAGGTGAGTTGAGATTGATAGGTGTGTCACCCATAAGCTCACGTGTACGTACAGATAAGCGCTGCTCAATCTCAGACTTCTCTTGTTCGAACTGCTTACGTACTTCCTCTAAGGCGTCACCATCCACCCTGATTCCTGACATGTACATTCTTGTGAGGGTTTTGCAGGTGTTGAAGGTGACCTCTCTAACGTTGTGAAGTGAGGCGGATTCTGGTTGGGCGTAGTCGTGTTCGATGTCAAGGAACAACTCACGAGTAACGTCGAGATCACGCCGCAAGTAAAAGCTAAGCTCATTGAGAGGAATCTCGTTAGTGTTGTACCCTTCCTTGAAGTAGCGCTTGAGTGTGTCATCTTTCTGAAACTCCAATTTTCTGCGCTCAGCACATGCGTCCATGCTCAGCGGTTCCTTTTGACCCCTTAACAGTATATACTCAGCAAGCATTGTATCGTATATCTCACCGTCATACTTGAAGCCTGACTCCCACAGCCACATCAAGTCGTGCTGTGCGTTGTGCATGATCAACAGTGTAGTGTGATCCAGTAGTATCTGTATCTGCTTAGCTTGTACGCCACCAACATCCTGCTTCTCCTTATGGTTGAGCGTATAGATGTTAGTCTCGTCAGGGTTGTCCACGTTCTGTGTACCTACCTGCACAAGCTCCAAGCCTGGCTCGAAGGGGTCAAGCAATAGCTTACCGCCACGCTTAACTGTTGTGTTCTCTACGTCTAAGACCAGCCGCATCGCTGTCTCTCCTTCTATGCTAAGTACTGACTACGTGCGCCATCTAGGTCACAGTGTACAATACCGTGCCAGCCACCCTTGAGCTTGTTCTTAGCGATGTTCAGGTGGCGCTGGGCATCCTCTTCGTCGCCCTGTCCCTCAACTACTTGGTTCTTACTGATCAATACCATCAAGTCGGCTTCAGCAGCCTTGCCTGTCTTACTACCCTCAAGCATAGACTGATCGACGTTGACCTTACCTTCAGCTACAGCACTCAGCTGTGACATCCAGATGATAGCACACCCGTACTGCTTAGCGATGTTACGTGCATGGATAGCTGCTTCCTTGAGATACACGTCTGACTTGTCGCTTGTCTTGCTAGCAAACTTGTCGCCCATGTCCAGCACTACGATGTCAGGCTCGTATGCTTTAACGATAGCCTCAACCCATGACATGTCCTTACCTGTACTGTCCTTAATGAAGATGTTCTCTTTGACAGGCTGGTAGCGCAGGGCTGCAACAGGCATGTTAGCCTTCACTTCATCCATGCTCATGCTGGTAGCGGCACTGAGGTAACGTGCGCCTACACGCTCATAGCTTTCCTCGTTACAGAGGATCATACACTTAGCCCCTTGATGTGCAAACCCGTCAGGTGCAGCGATAGTACTGGCATGGAAGGATGTCTTACCTGTGTTGGGGCGTGCGCCTACAACCACTAGGTGTCCTCCGCTGATGCCTTCTACCTTACGGCGTAGTGATGAGATGTTCCACTTCCACTGGGACTGAATGTCATTCGCTTCAAGCAGGGTCTCAATGCTGATGTCATCCCAGTCAACCTTGAGGTTAGGCATGAAGTCATCTTGATAGTCAGACAGTAGCTTACGCAAAGGTTCAAGGCTCTGCTGTGTACCGTTCACGTAGTCAAAGCCAAGGTTAGCAATCTCTTCACCCACTACCTGCTGGAATAGCTTAGACAATACGTCATCAGCGATCTCTTTGCTGAGCGGGTTCTCCTTGCCGATCTTACGGAACAGATCGCGGAACGCTTCCTTGTTAGCTGTAGTCATGCTGTTGTTGTTAGCATAGAACAGAGCCTCTAACTCAGAGGGTGCTAAGGATTTGTCATATGTATCCATAGCATAGTCCAAGGTCTGCTTGATCTTACGGACATCCTTAGTGAATATCTTTGAAGGGCAACGGATACCCTTGTGGTTTTCATAGAAGTCTTTGTCCATAAGTGTACGGATCAATGCGATTTCCATCATGATGTGTGTCTCCTCTTTCCTCTTGGTTATACTAAGTCGTCGTTTCTTTCGACATAGTATGCACCTTCTGTTGCTTGCATCGCCACCACAAAGTCGTACCATTGCTGCGGTGATATGATAATACTGTGTCCCATGTCGTGATCGTCTTCCTGTGTTATAAACACAACGTCATCGAATATCTCAAGCTTAACATCATCATACTGACCTGTGCTATCAAGCGTTATGATTGTAGTACTTTCTCCGTTACTTGTGTTCATCTCTACTGTAAACATTATAGCCACCATCCTAACTTTGCGCCGTTGTGTATGATAATCATAAAGCAGGTGACGATATGAACCACCCACCAGAATGTACGTACAACGGCGATTGCATCTGCTTGAGTGTCAGTATCGCCTACCTTCTCACCCAAACTCTTAGCCCAGATACGCCATGCATTACGTATCATATCATTCCTCATTGAGGCAGAAGTCACAGAAGTCATCCCTTGAAGGGTTGGCACACGATACGCACCTGTTAATCGCTTCACGTTCCTTTGATCTCTGTCTCTCTTGATGTGTATACTCACGTTGTTCTATCAGAATAAACTCATACAAGTTGAACAGTTGCTCGAACTTCCACTGATATAGCTGCTGCATACCCATCAGGGTGTTCATCAGTTCATCTTGGGTAGGCTCACGATCACCGTCACCTATCTGTTTGAACACGGCTTGTAGGTCATCACAGATATGCCAGCAGTCCATGATAGCTTGCTCTAGGTCATACATCTTAGGCATCTGTCAACGCCTCCCAAGATACAGGGAACAACTCAGACATCTTCTCACTGATCTGGTCAGCTACAAGACGTGTCTCTGCCTGTGTATCTGAGGCACACCGTAGCTGACACATACGAGCAAAGGCATCCAGAGACCCAGACCAGTACCACTCAGTCATTGTGGACTGTGGCAGTACCATACGGGCTTGCTCTGGACATACACCAGCTTCAAGCAAAGTTTCGTACTCGTACAGTGCAGACCTATTGAACTCGTGAGGTACTAGATAAGGTAGCTTAACTTCACCTGCACTACCTTGCTTAACATTCTCAGCACGACCACGCCATACGTCAGGTACATAGAACTCAGGTTCGTCATCCACGTACCGACGGCTCACTTCGTTCCAACGGAGAAAGGAATGCTTGACCAGCTGTCGTGCTACAAAGATAGGGGCCTTGACGTGGAAGGATGCGAAGGCATGACCGAAGGGTGAGATATGTTTATGCTTAGCTAGGTACTGAACGAGCTTGGTGTCACGTTGAGACAGAACATTGGGGCCACCTACACGACCCTCAAACTGCGACTTCTTACCGAAGCTGACCCGTGCTGCATTTACTACTGACAGGTCACTGCCCATGTGATCTACGTATGTTGCTTTAATCTGTGTCATTCTTATTCTCCTCTTTCAGCAAGCGCTGATCTAATTCGTTAAGAGCATCATCTACCACGGTGCCAAACTTCTCTATGCCTTCGCATAAGTTATCGTGGTTAGATTCTATAATCTCTATGCGATCTAATAGTTTGATTCTATCCCATAGCAAGTAGACGGCTACAAAGCCAAACGATACTGCTGTAAGAGCATCTACATCTAAGTACATACTGCGTTCCTTAACCTGTTAATATCTGTCTCTACCTTATACTTGATATCGTCGTCAAGGCGTAGAGCTACTGTCTCTAACCCTGTCCATGCCTCTATCTCGCGCTTAAACTGTAACGTCTTGTGTGCTGCATCAGGGTCAAGCGCTACCACTACCTTGTAGTACCCATCAATGTGCTTCATTGTTGTAACATTAAGTGATGTGCCAAGGATAGCCATACCCGTCAGGCCAGGGATTAGCTTAGCTGCTGTCACTGCACTGATCACATCCTCTACAATCAGTACTACACCATTGGGCTTGCCTACTGTGCGTTTATACACATCAGCTGCGCCAGTATAGCGGAACCACTTAGGTATAGCACCATCCAGTGCACGACCCGCTGCATCAATCAGCCTACCCTCGTGTCGTATAGGGAACACAGTGCGTCGGTCTTTGACATCATACATCAAGTCTTCATGCTCCAAGCCCCACCGCTGTACAAACTTCTTGTGTAGCATATGCTCTGCGCTGGGCTGTACGACATACTCAGGCCACACCAGTAACTCAGCCTCTTGATCAGGTAGTTCATCACGTGGCTGTAACTTGTTGCGTATCTCTTGGGCTGTCATCCCTGTGTTGACTGCACCCTTCACGATACAGCCTAGCTTGTAACAGTTGTACACAACCACGCCATCCTCACGTGTAGCAGTGAAGGTGTTCTTACCACCACAGCTAGGACAGTTAGCACGGAACTGCATTCCTTCTTTAATATCAATACCATCCACGTAGGTCTTAATGTTTTGCATTAGCTTTCACATCCCTCAAAATAACTCATCTCTTTAGTACAGAAGAACTGCCAGCAAACTCTGTAGTCTACATCAAACCACTCACCTCTTATACGCCTTTTTGCAAGCCTTTGATGTATGTCTTTTTCTATACTCATAGCGCCCTCCCTAGACAAAGGACCAAAGAATACATGCAAGGTAAGCTGTTTGGGATTAGCGCCTTGCAGTGCGTCTCTTCTTCTAAAAGGATCTTTGCTTATACCTATCTTTGTTATTGCTTCGTCTTCATACGTTATGAAGTAGACGTATGTACCTTTGGGTTGCCCCCAGAGAAACTTACTCATCCTGTCCCCCTCTCTTTGAGAGCGCCATACTCGCACCCCTGAACGTGTTTACCATGTAAGGTCTTACGCTTTCTGGGCTACGGTGTCCACTGACTTGCATGATGTGAGCCAAGTCTGCACCACCCTCAATCATCTCAGTGATAGCTGTGCGGCGTAGGTCCATAGCAGTCAGACGCTTGGGTAGCCCTGCCTCTTGCTTCACTTCGTTGATGATGTCATCAATGCTATCCACTGTGTACGGTACATATGCGCCTGTTGTAGGGGTAGGCTTAGGTGCTACGTAGGGTTGGAACCCGAAGTCCTCCTTCTGCTGCTGTAACATAGCACACAGGCTCTCTGAGATAGGCAGGTGTACGTCAGCACCACGCTTACTCTGTGTTAAGTCAATGCGCTGGGCATCCAAGTCTAACTCATCCCAAGTCAGGGTACGCATATCACCTACACGTTGCGCCCACTCGTAAGACATATGCACGATCAACCCAATGCTACGCCACTTGAAGTCTGAGTATGCTGTAGCCATGAACTGCTCGACTTGCTTGCGTGTCCACTTAACCTTGCGTGGCTTGGTAGCTACCG